CGTGAGTGAATCTATTAATACCTTCATCACCAACAATCGCTTCATAGACTAATTCTTTCTCTTTTAATAAAGCATTACGCTCATCTTCTACCACACCTAAATGTTCCATTAGTTTGTCGTATGCTTCATCATTTGATATGCTCATTGTTTCTCCTCTACATATTCATCATCATATTCAATATCTGTTTGCTTATTACAGTCGAAACAAAACCCTTGAACATCATCAAGTATTGCAGTCGTTTCAATAGAATATCCACCATACTCACTCACATTAGGTTTAATCCAAGCCTTGACTTCAACATCTGTTGAGCCACATTCTTCACATAAATAACTCATATTCCCTCCTTAATTGTTATTGTATATCTGACACCTAACGGCTCATCTATCAACACAATAGAGTCCTGATTTTCTATATACCCCTCTTGAAAGCCTTTGATAAAAGACTCGTCTAGTTCCTTGTTATTCATAATTAAATCATAAATATTATTCATTACATCATGCTTGTTCATATTAACTCCCTATTTTTTCGGTTTTATATATAGCGTTATTGCGATATATGAGGTCATTGTACCCCTATTATTAGGTGTGTTTGAAGTATATAGTGAAATAAGTATATTAGATAGATAGATAGTATTGCAAGTCATTGATAAACCTACATAAATCTATTGTAATTATTTTAGACCTTTCCAATAGACGTTAAGCCTTATAGATAAAGGCTTGAACCTTGTATATTGTAATGTCCCTATAATGTCCCTTTACAATATAATCAAACCTTTTTAATGTTTTACCATGGTTTAAGGTGTTTAATTAATTATAAATAGTATATAAATAATTCTTTACTTATTCAAAACCATGTTATACTGTGGGCAGTTAATCAAGGAATTAACACAACCAAAACAGGTAATATTATGAAAGCACGACAAATGACAAGTAATTCAGGCAACCCCGTTGCTAATCAGTTTATTTTAAAAGACACTTATAAAGACGGCAGAATCAAAGCATTATATTTTCAATCGTATGACAGTGTTATCGTAAAGATTGCAAAGGGAAAAACATATCTTGACGAATACTATTGGGATTATTCACGCACAACGGGAAAATATAGAAATGATTTCCTTAATGAGAATATAGCAGACACACGCAAAAAGATTGAAAGCGGTGAATACCTTTTGACTAATTTAAACTAACGGGGATATTATGCAAACAATAAAAATTAATTTATTTTGTGTTAATGAATTATCAGACAATGCAAAAGAAAAAGCCCATCAAGATTATATTTCAAGTGAATATTTTGAATATTCATGGCTAAATGAAAGTATTGAAAGTGTAAAGGCGTTCTGTAATGCCTTTAATTGTGATTTGACTGACTATGAATTATCAACTTATAGCAATGGATATTTAAAATCCAATATCAATAATGAATGTATAAGAGGAATGAAAAAGAAAGATTTACCAAATAAAGAATCAATGCCAACAGGTTATTATTTAGATAGTGATTTAATGTATTCATTTTATGAAAACTATCAAGGCGATATTATAGAAGCATTTAACATTGCTTTAAATGATGGATTAAAATTAATAACTAAAGATATGGAATATCAAGAATCATTAGAGTATTTTATTGAGCATGCTGAAGTGAATCAGTATCAATACACTGAAGATGGTAATTTTTACTAGAGGATATTATGAAAAACAATACAATACTAAAAGAGTCAGACGTTGTTAATTTTATGCACAAATTAATCGGTGAAATGTTAGACGAAGATTATCAAAGAGTAAAAATGTTTGGTGAAACTTTAGACGAACCTGAACCCGTTGGGGATTATTATTTACTGAATTGTGCTTATCATTTAACGGACAAACTAAAAAAAGAATTTGATAAGTAAACACTAGATAAAGAAAAACAATATTAAAGCACTCGAAAGGGTGTTTTTTTATGTCTTATACTATAAGTATATAATATTTATATATCTGTGGTATAATACTACTTAGTGCTAACACCTTGTTAGTGCGTAAACCAAAACAAAGGCGGTAAATTATGAATACAATTATAAATGATGTAAAGATTAAACTAGAAATGACAAGTTTTGACAAACACGAACACGATAAATACTTGATGAAGTTACACAGTAAGCCGTTTTGTGTTGCATACGTTGAATTAGTATCAACCGAACAAGTCGAACCAATTAGAGATGAACTAACAGTCTTTGTTGATGTGAGATTGATTGACAACCTTTACCCTAAATTTTATTTTTGGGTAGTAGATAAAGAGGAATTAAACGAACAACAAGCCCCTTGCGGTGGGTTCGGTGATAATGAGATAGAGGAAATATTAAACGATTTAAGCGATGCAATACATTACCATGAAGTACAGACCGCACACTTTAGTGAAGTACACCATAACGGCTTAATGTAAACACTAACAATAACAAACTATTAAACCAGCCTTACCGCTGGTTTTTTAACGCCTAAAGAAAGGTAAACAAATACGATTATAGTAGTGCATGGATAACCGCTTAAAGGTATAAGAGATTAGAAGTTATCAAAGGTAATCAATAACTGAAGTAGTAACTAATAGATAAATAAAGTATTACAGAAAGGCTAAATAAAGCATTAAATAAAGTAGTAACTAACCATCAAATAACTACTACCCTTGAATTATTTATCATTTACCCTATACATACTATCAATTAATAATAAAGTACACTATATAACAGTATTCAAGCCCTTTAAAAGCCTTTATTCTGTAAGCCATTAGATAGTTGATGGGGGGGAGGCTCATTGCTGATGGGAAGTTAAATGTTACTCCACCCATAGCACAAGAAACGTAATTTGAAAAGACCTCGCTGACCAAGCGAAAGCTATCTGCAGTAACTTGTTAGTCTTGTAGATATAAATGATAGCTACTAAGTACCTGGCTAACGAGTTAAGGAAGATTTTAGCTGATAGATACTATACTGTCAAATGCTAATATACAATTAAATGAATATATATCTGTTATTATGTAATTTGTTTAACCCATACTTGGATAATTAAATGGCTAACCCTAATTGGAAGAAAGGTGTATCTGCTAACCCTGCTGGGAGACCTAAAGGTTGTGTTAGTAAGTACACAGCTTTGTCTCGTGAGCTTATGAGTGAGCGTGGACCTGCAATCGTTCAGAAAGTAATTGATATGGCTATGGAAGGTGATGTGCATTGTTTGAAGATGTGTATCGATAGAATCCTACCCGTACATAAAGCTGTTGACTCTAATAAATCAAAACAACAATCACAAGTTATTATTAATGTTGGTGCTTCTGACTCTATAAAAGCTCAAATAGCTGGTGTTCCCCCCGCGAAGTTAATTAATCCTAAGACTAAATCTGAAGATGAGGTAATTATTGATGTTGGACAAACAGTTTGATGTATGTACGCTTTGTAAAGACGAGATTGATGAATATGAGGAACACATGGAAGGTTTGTTTAATGACACACCTGTGTTTTTCTGTACTTTATGTATTGAGGCGATGAGTGAACTTGTTGAGGAATACTATGTGCATAGATATAAAGAGTATGAGCAAGCAACTGTTCATTAAATAATATGGCTGAATTAAATGTTGATTTACACCCTGCTCAATTAGAGATATTCAACTCTGAGAAGAGATTTAAGGTCGTTGCTGCTGGGCGTAGATTCGGTAAGAGTAGATTAGCTGCTTGGTTATTGTTGATTAATGCTATTCAGTCAGATTCTAAGGATGTGTTCTATATTGGTCCTACGTTTCAACAAGCTAAAGACATTATGTGGATTATGCTCAAAGAGTTAGGTGCAGATTTGATTGCTGCTGCTCACGAGAATACCGCTGTATTAACTTTAATAAATGGGCGGAGGATATTCTTGAAAGGTTCTGATAGACCTGATACCTTACGTGGTGTTGGTTTAGCCTATGTTGTATTAGATGAGTACGCTTCTATGAAACCTGTGGTGTGGGAACAGATTATTCGACCTACGCTTGCGGATGTACGAGGTGGTGCGTTGTTTATCGGTACACCTGCTGGTAAGAATCACTTTTATGACCTATATACTGATGCAATGGAGGATGATGACTGGGATGCTTGGCAATTTAACTCTACTGATAACCCGTTTATCCCCGAAGATGAGATTGCTGCTGCTGCAAAGTCAATGTCCTCTATGTCATTTAGACAAGAGTTCGAGGCATCCTTTGAAACCTTCTCTGGTGGTATCTTTAAAGAGTCTTGGTTTAAAACGGAAGAAGAACCTGAAGAGGGCAACTATGTTATTGCTATTGACCCTGCTGGATTTGAAGCTGTTGAGAAAGAACGTAACTTAAAACGCTCAAGACTTGATGAAACTGCTATTGCTATTGTTAAAATAGACCGAGATAGGTGGTGGGTTAAAGATATTCTACATGGAAGATGGAATATTAAGGAAACAGCCACTAAGATTCTTAAATCTGCTGTTTTATGTGAATCATCTACTGTTGGAATTGAAACTGGCTCACTAAAGAACGCGATAATGCCTTATTTAGAGGATGAAATGCGAACTCAAGGTCAATATGTATCGATTATTGAGATGAGACACGGTGGAAAGAAGAAAAATGACAGAATTGTGTGGGCTTTGCAAGGAAGAATGGAACATGGACAGATAACTTACAATGAAGACAGAGATTGGAAGCCATTTGTCTCGCAAATGCTTGATTTTCCTAACAAATTAGCACATGATGATATGTTAGATGCTCTTGCTTACATAGACCAAGTATCTGTTGCTGACTTCGCCCACACTATCGAGTTAGATGATGATTGGCAACCTTATGATGATGTAGCAGGATATTAATTTTGAAAATAGTTGT